AAAGCGGGAGGCGTCAAATGAATTCGGGATACGTTGTCGCAAAGGGCATGACTCTTTATCGCGGCTCTAAGGTTCTTAAAGCGGGTGAACCCGTTCCTTTGAAAATGATTCCGCACACTCCCAAGCAGGGCAAGACTTTTAAGGCCACTTTGAATGGCGTCGAGGTGGAATATGAGCACGGTCACGCTATCCCGGCAAACCTGTTGCCGGAAGACATGACCGAACTGGAAGTTTTGCCTAGCGTGTCGTTTGAAAAGGTCGAGGAAGAGCCGGAAGAGGAAATACAAGAAAAGGACGTGCCGTTTTGAACGATTTTCTGCAAAGCATCAGAGAGGACGCCGCCTTTGTTATCGAGGAGGAACTAGGCCGCAAGGCTATTGTTATCTACTCGGACGGCACGGAGCAAACGCACTCCGCGCTGGATTCTGAAAAAGAGCTGAAGTGCGGTTTTTTTCAGGAAAGCCGGGAAATCGACCAGTCCGGTTATGAGGTGGTTTCCGACAAGCCCGTTGCGGTCTTCAGCGTGAAGTCGTTGCTTAGAGTGCCTAAGCCGGGCGAACGGACTATAGTCAAGGTGCAGGCGGACGCTTTCAGCGAAGAGCTGACTTCCTACCAAGTGGTGGTGCGTCCGCGTTCCGGAAAAACCATAGGCTACATTAATTTTCAATTGCAGAGCATAAGCCAGATATGAGCGTTTTTAGCGGCATGATGTCTTTTCGGGTGGTGTATCGAAGCATTATAGACAATATCCTTGGGCCAGGGGCGCAAGGGCGTTTTCGGGTGCTGGATTACCCTATGACCCTTGAAGGGGCGGACGGGGTTTTGAATAATGACCGGGCCGTAAGCGTTTATTTCGACAAAGCGACTTTCAAGCGAGGCTCTTTTCGCTATCCCGATCCGGACGTTGTCTATAATATCGATCTGTTGGTCGCGGCTGACTCCAAGGCCGATCTGCTGGTTCTGGACCAGAATTTTGAAAACGAACAGCGAGACATCTACTTTGACGCCATAAACAGGTTGCAGGACGCTGAATCGCGGGCCGAAAACCTGATTAACGAATTGATTGAAATTGTCTATCAGCTCGTTATGAGTCCTGAAAACGACGCGCTTGGAGTAGATAGGATTGATCCTAGTCCTAATGTCTGTATTGGAGATCGGGACATTACAATGATTGAGAAAGGCTCCCCAAGTCGCAAGGGAAACAAAGTGATGCTCGGAGCGCAAATGACCTTGGAGTGCAATTTTGATGAAAAAATATTCGGTGGTCAGGAACCGCTGGGCGAAGAGGGCGCGGGCGGAACCATCGACGCTGAATTTGATCTGAAACCAAAGAGTTAAATTTAAGGCGAAAGCTAATTTCAAAAATGCGTGACTTTTCCTCCACATTGTTTTTGGTTTTCGCCATAAATACATGGAAAAAATATGACTATTTTACCTAGTAGCAAAGCCGCCGCCAAAGTCGTAGGTTTTGAGAATCGCGCCTTTAGCATTGGCGGCGGGGCTAAAGAGCGCAAAATTAATATTATCGGGACGTATGATCCGACTTTAACGGAGGTTGTCGATAATGTGCCGGTGAGAATTTTCAGCGCGGAAGACGCGCGAAGCCGATTCGGGGCGGGCTTCATGCTGCATAGACTTGCTAAATGGGTTTACGCCGGTTCCCAGGGCATTGAAGCTTGGGTGACTCCGCAACCGGAGGCGGCTGGAGATGCCGCAACTAAAACCGTAAATTTTGCGGGAACTAGCGTCACAAAAGCCGGAAAAATGTATTTTTATATTGCGGCTGACCTGGTTGAAATAGATGTGGCGGTGGATGACGATCCTGATGACGTGGCCGTAAAAATGGTTGCCGCTATTCCGGACACTGATGATTATCCCGTGAAAGCGTCTGGCGCGGGTAGTCCAGTTACGTTGACAGCCAAATCAAAAGGGCCTTGGGGAATTGATATAAAGCTCGCGTTTAATCTGAAGCCGGGCGAAACATTACCGGACGGCGTTTCCGCAGTTATCGCTGATGGCGTGGCGGGTACTGGAGTCCCGGACGTTGACGACGCTCTAAACTCCTGGGGAACCGGCGACAATCAGAATGAGGAGTGGTTCACGGACGTTATCTGCGGTTACGGCCAGGACTCAACCACCCTGGATAAAATCGCCGCTTATAACGGCATAGCCAATGATCTGACCGGAAACTACGCCAAAGAAGTAGGCAGACCTTTCCGCGCTTTGGTCGGAGACACGGTAGCGGATACGGCCGGGCTTACGGCCGCCATAGCTCTGGCCGATCTTCGGACGGAAACCGACATGACGAACGGGATTTTATCGGAGCCTGGCTCCTATCATCATCCTATGGAGCTGGCCGCCATAGCTATGGGAGTCATGGCCAGAGTCAACAGCATAAGAGCCGAAGAGACCTATATTGATAAAAGATTGCCGGGAATCATACCTAGCCCGAAAGCTACGCGCTGGACGAACGATTACGACAATCGAGACCTTGCCGTCAAAAACGGAGTCGGGACAACTATGGTCAAGAATAACGTGGTTACCCTGCAAAACGTCCTCACTTTCTACAGGCCGTCCGCTTTGCCTCTGGACAACAACGCTTTCCGATCTCAGCGAAATATTTCAATAGTTCAGAACATGTGGAACGTTCACAAACAATATTTCGCCAGGGAGGAGTGGATAGGCTTCACAGTGGTTGCGGATAAAACCAGAGTCCGGAATCTGCTTAGTCAGGAAAAAGCCCGCGACGCGGACGACGTTTTGGACGCGCTTATTTTTCTTACGCAATTATATCTGGAAAACGCCTGGCTCTACACGGATAGCTACACGCTCGACGAGCTGAAAGAGGGCGACAAAATCATCACTCGCGAGGATGGAAGCGGTTGGGATTATACGCTTCCGGGCATATTGTCCGGCGAAGGCGGAATTTTAAACGGATTGGTTTCTCTGGACGCAAGTTTTGCCGTCCTTAACTTAGCAGCATAGGAGGGTAGATGGGTGCTTCAGGAACTCCGAAATGGATTAAAGTTGAGGGAATAACCGTTTTCCCTGATAGGGACTGCAATGCAAGGTTGCCGTCTGGAAGATTTGAGATCGAAGCTTTGCCGCATGCCGGAGGAAATCAGAAAAAAATGCTGGCGTCCTCCGGGGCTATTACGGGTTTAACAGCTCAGGTCACCAAGGAGGAATATGAAAAATTGCAGGCGTTGAATGATGATTCGCGGGATAACTTGAGTCTCAGTTATAAAGACGCCGGCAATAATGTTTTTAGAACTACCGGCTTTATAAAAACAGACGGCTTGGATGACGCTGATAATAGATTAACAATGGATTTAATACCTAAAAGTGGTGAATGGGTATTGTTCGTGGCTTAATGGAGATTATGACGACCGATTTTAAAAGAAGAACCAGAAAGGACAAGTTTAAGTTCAAACTGAGCGAGGAGAACGCCCAGGAGCAATTAGGGGTTTTCCTCGACTATTACGAGATTTTCCCTGACGAATTCGGGACTAAGGAAGAGCTTAGTCTTTACAATATGCATTGCGCTAATTTGATAACGGCTATCAGGGCCGGGCGGATAGCCATTGCGGAACCGCAACCGGGAGAGCTGGAAGTGCTGCAAACCACCAGTAGCGGAGCCGAAATCAAATACAGCGTTTTGGGATTGGAGGCGAAAAGCCAAGTCAGCGGAATAAAATACAGTATTGACGAGAAGTCCGGGGTTGAAATGGCGGCTGAAATGACTCGAAGAAACATTGCCATTCTCGGACATCTAAGCAAAGAGGGCGCGGATATTATCATTCAACTGAAAGGGGTGGATATGTCGGCTGCGGAGAGTCTCGCTTTTTTGTTTGGACTCGTGTAGTTCCCCAACTGCACGTAATGGCCGCGCTGCTTTTTGACCGGGGCGTCTCTCCCTTGGAAATCGAAAGCATGAACTACGCTCAACTTAGATATTGGGCCGAATTAACCGAGTCTCTAAATAAACGGGACAACCCCGAATATAGAAAAATGCTAGGTCGCAAAAATGCCTGAAGATTTTATTGTCAGTACAAAGTTTGTCGGAAAAGACCAGATGTCTATGGTCTGGGATAAGCAGAAAAGGCAAGCCAATCAGTTCGGCAAAACGGCCGTCAGGAATTTCGACCGGGCGTCCAGATCGGCGGGGCACTTCGGAGACGTGGTTGGAGGAATTGTCGGCGCGGGTTTGATTTCCAGAGCTTTTGAAGAGGCTAAAGTCCATGCGGCCGGGTTTGTCACTGAAGCCGCGAAAGTCGAGACTACGGAAGTATTTTTCAAGCGTTTTGTCGGCGGTCTGGAAAACGCTAAAAACGTAGTCTTTGAAATGAGACAATTAGCCGCCGAAACGCCGCTTTTGTTTGAAAACCTTATTCCCAGCACTAGATTATTACTTGGTTTTGAAGCGGTTAACAGACAAAACTTGATTCCAACTTTACGCATGTTGGGAGACCTTGTCGGCGGCAATTCCGAACGACTTGAAAGAGCCGCCTTCGCGTTTGGAGAAGTGCAAGCGGCCGGTCGCGCCACTATGCAGGAAATGAGGCAATTTATTAATGCAGGCATACCAGTTTTAAAACAATTGGAGCGGCAATGGGGCAAAACTAACGTGGAAGTCCGCAAAATGATTGAAATGGGAAAGGCGACCGGGCCGGAAATCTTGAAAGCCCTGAAAACCATGACGTCGGAAGGCGGACGGTTTTTTGGAGCTATGGAAGACGCCGCTCAAACCTTGGAAGGGCGATGGTCTACTTTTTTGGACAATATTAAGCTGGCTAAGGCAGAAATTGGCGCGAAATTGCTCCCTGTTTTAAAAGGTTATGTTAATTCCGGCATTGAAATGACTCGGACTGTTGTTGATTGGGCGAACGCCAATCAGGGATTGATTAGAGAAGAAGTCAACTTGTGGCTATCCACCGGACGAGACGTTTTGAAAGAACTTTGGCCGGTGGCTAAAGTGATGCTTGGAATAGTCAGCGATATGCTTCCGGTTATCAGAGCGTTAGCTCCAGCATTGCCGGTGTTGGTGGCTGGATGGGCGGCTAACAAGATTGTAATGAAAGGAATTTTGGCGTTGAAGTTCGGTCAAAACCTATTGGTCATGACCGGTTTGGTAAAAGCCGCTACCGCCGCTCAATGGGGCTGGAACGTTTCTATGACGGCTAACCCTATAGGGCTGATTATCACGGGAATTGCCGCGCTGGTCGGCGGTATAGTTTTAGTGGTGAAACATTGGGACTTCCTGGAGGCTAAAATCATCAGTGGAAGCGCGTCAATTTTGACGGCGTTCAAGGAAGATTTTTTTGATACTCTCAGGGTGGCGACCTGGGTTTTCAGGATGATCGCGAGAGGAGCTTTTGAATTCACTCGTCGCATGGGTCAGATATTCGGCTACAAAGGCGTTGAAGCTGAATTCGGGCGGATGGTGACGGTCATGGACGAATTGGACGAACAACTGAGAAAAGCCGCCGGGATAGACAATCCCTGGGACGCTCAGGTTATGGCGGACGCCATTGTAGGCTTGACGAGAATTGGAAAATTGACGGTCGCTCCTCCCATCATAACCTTGACGCCTGATCAATACAAAATTGAGGATTTGCCCGCAGTTACGCAGGCTATAAAGCTGGATGTCAATAGGCTCAATGTCGAAAGAGCCTTTCCGCTGATGCCGCCACCGGCTTTAGGTGGTCGTTCCGGCGTGGCTCCTCCTAATGTTAATATTCCCGCGCCGTTTTGGTTTGACGCTCCGTTTTCTGGCGACCGCGCGGCTGTTCCTCAAAGAACTGAACGGAAAAAAACTATTGAACATGTGGTCAGGCTGGATATTGCAGGTGCTCCGGAAGGGACAAAGGTCACTATAGGGAAAAGCAAAGCTCAGGCTCCTCCGCTAACCGTCAACCTTTTGAAGTAATGACTTGGCAGGATAGAACCAAACCGACAATAGATTTCGTTTCGCCAAGCAAAAAGCGATTCAGCGCGGCGTGGAAAAGCAATCCGCGAACTCTGGAAAAGCAGCTTGGCATTTTCAAATATCCGAAAATTCCCGGCGTGGTGGTTCAAGACCTTGATACGGGCGGAACAATTTATCCGATCAATTTTTCTTTCAGCGGTGAAAACCATGATCAACAAGCGGCGGCGTTCTTCGAGGCATGCAGAGAAAGCGGACTTTGGTCAATTACTCATCCAGTGCTTGATAAACTCAATCTGCAACTGGTTTCAATCACAGAGAGTCTTGACCGTACCGAAAACGCCAATATCAGCGATTTTACCAGCGAGTGGCTTGAACCGCTCGCGCCGGAAAGGATCATCAGCATTGAAGAGCAAACGGAACAGCTACGCAACCAGGGAGGCGAGGCGAACGAAGCGGCGGGAGGTCAGTTTGAGAGGTTCGTCAGCCTGGAAACGGCCAGCGACCAAAACGCGGTAGTGGTTAGCAGCCGTTCGCTGCTTGAGAGAATTCAATCCGCCATGTCCGCTTTGTACGAGCTGAACGGGCAACTGAACGCCTATATAAATTCGGTCATAAGGGCGGTTAACAATGCACTGAATCAGGCTGAACTTTTTCTTGGAACTATTGCCAGTCAGATACAGCAATTGATTCAATTGCCGATTCTGGCCACCAATAATATTACAAGCAGGCTTTCTTCATTGCAAACTCTGGGGGCTTCGATATTCGATCTGACTCCGATCACGCCGTTTTCGGAAAGTCGGAACGTTGCCTCCGTTATGGATATGGCCACTTCAGCCGTCCTGATAGCGTCCGCTCAAAGCGTCATAGACGCGGAACTGGAAACCAGAAAGGACGCGCTGGACGCTGCTGAAGTGATCTCGGAGCTGTTCGTAAACAGCACCGAGCAGCTTGACCAGCTTCAGAAACTATTCGAGGATAACCGGGCGGATAGACAGTATTTCAGCCAGTCCGAGTCCTTCCCGGATACTACGCAGGCGGTTTTGAACGCGGTTGACTTGGCTATCAAAACTTCTTTCAATCTCAAGATCGAGAAACGGTTTGTTTTGGAATATCCGAGAGCACCGATAGAAATAGCCCTGACCGAATACGGCGGGCCGGGCGAAAATGACGCAAATTTTGATTTTTTCATAACCAGTAACGGGCTTGCGGGCAACGAGATTTTGTTGCTCCCGGCCGGAAAAGAGGTGGTTGTTTATGTCTAATCCCGTTCCCGGTTCGACGTACATTATTCAGAGCAGGGACACGGTCAGCGATATAGCCGCCAGAGCCTACGGCAATCCGGCTGAAAGAACCCGCATAATCAACGCTAACGGGCTAGCCGATCCGGATAAAATCATAGCCGGGCAAAGTCTGGTCATTCCGCTTATTCCGGGCATTTCCGTACTGACCAGACAGGTCAGCATACAGGATGATGGTTTTCGGCTGAAAATCGGAAACAGGGTTTTGCCGGTGCTGGCCGGGCGGGTGTTGCGGACTATGGACACTCCGGCGGACGGCTGGTCGGCGGTCGTGGCCTGGGATCCGGGGCTAGACAAGGAATTCGACAAGCTTACGCAACCGTTTCAGTATCCGGACGCTTCAGTCTACTTGGACGGGCAATTGATGATTTCCGGCAAACTCTATAACGTGCGCAACAAGTTCAGCGGCGCGGGACGAACCAAAGAACTTGAAGGGTTTTCGTCTACTATCGACATAGTTGATTCCCATCTCTTTCCGCCGTATCAATACCAGAATATGACGCTGGTGGATTTTTGCCGGGAGATGTTCAAAATAACGGGAATCGGCATTGTCATAGATTCCGATATAGCCAATGACGTTGAAGGGATTTTTAAAGAGGAAAAGATCAATCAGTCGGAAACTATTTTCAAGTTTCTGGAAAGAATCGCCGACAAGAAAGCCGCGCTGCTCTCATCCACCAGAGAAGGCGACTTGCTCATAACCAGAGCCAATCTTAAAGGGGCGACCGTGGGAACCATAGAGGAAGGGAAAACAGCGGTTGAAACCTGGGAGGCGAACTTTAACGGACGCAAGCTTTTCAGAACCTATAGAGGAGTCCTGAAGAAGAAAGCTTTAGGAACCAACAAAACGGTAGTTCTGACGGATGTTACGGTTAAAACTCAGAGAATAAGAACTTTCGCCATTAACGAAGGCGATGAGAAAGACATTGAAAGGGCGGTCAAATGGGAACGCAATAAACGCTTCGCGGAGGCCATGTCCTTTTCCATGCCGGGTAATTCTTGGTACGCTCCTGACGGAAAATTGTGGGAGGAGAACTCAAGAATTTTAGTCAAGTCTCAGACTTTCGAGGTTCCGGAAGGTTTCATGTTTATTATTCGCCGGGTGGAATTCCTTTTTGACGACAAAGGCGAAACAGCGGTTCTGAATATCATTCCACCGAGTTTTTATTCTAAACAAGAGCCTGTTTTGCCTTGGGTTAAAAAAATTGTTGAAATAAATGTCGAGGAATTAAAAACAGAGATTAAACTTCGGGGTACAAGATAAAATATTCTCAACCAGAGATCGTTTTGTCTTGGCGCGAAAAAAGTTTTGCTATATGTCGCGAGGATTTAAAAACGCAAGTTAACCAATAGTCAGATATGAAATTTTGCAAAAATTGGATTAGCGAAGCTGTAATGGCCTTGATTTGCTTGCTGTTGATTTTCGGCAATTCCATTAAGGTTTTTGGGGTTGATTCGGCTTTTGATTGCCAAAAATGGAAAAAAGCCCGCAATTGGTCAAGTTATGATTATCGAAATTGTTTAAAAGCAAGAGATATAATTATTGATCATTGCCAAGATCAAAAATATATCGAGAGTTTTCAGGACTGCATTGATAGAGAGGAAGCGGACTGGCTTCGGAGACATCCTCCGGCGAATTATCATTGGACTTGCGACGAGGTTGAAAGCCTGGCTGCGGACGAGCGTAAGAAATGCGAGCGGGTAGAGCGTGAATTCTGGTCTTGGGCCGGCAGACCTTTGAACGTGGAGGCGTTGACTAATAAAGAAGACGCCTGGTTTTTTCCCAGGTATCTGCTGGTGTGTCGAAGCCGGAAAGAGTTCGTGGAGGAGTTCAATTCCATTCAGAACAATGGCGGCTATTACTATCCGGATAAAGTGGGGGAGGGCTGCTGGAGTTTGGACGGCTCCCGGGTTGGTCGAATATCCAGAACCTTTCCTGACAGCGGTTTGATACTGATTCAGTATAAGGATAACATGTATCAAAACGTCCGGGAGGTTTGGACGGATAAACGGCTGATTATGACAATGGCCGAACATCAAAGGGGGTTAACTGAATAAATGGCTAAAAACATTAATGATCCAGAATATATTGAAGATCGAGTCACAACTATTTTTGGTGAAAAAGGAATTGTTGATGTAATGTGTTTGAATAATGCCGAAAATCAATATTCCGTTATATTAGAAAATGGTGAAGAGCGCTGGTTTAAACAAAGTGAACTGGTGTCTGGTTGGGATAATGATTAAAATTGAATTCGACTTCGGGGTAATAACCCTATTGGAAATCAAAGAAAACGTCGACGGCAATCCGGCGCGGTTCGCTCAATGTCGAGTAACGGCCGACGAGGACGCGCAACTGGTGGAGCTGATGCGCTGTTCAGGGGACGACTCCGCGCCGCCGCTTAACACAAGCGTTTTTATAATCGACTTTGGAGGACGGCGGATAGGTTTTCCTTTGAATGACGGTATCGAGCCGGAAGCTTTAAGCGAAGAGAAAATAAGCTACAGCTCCTCCGGAGGATCAAAGGCAGGGACTATCTCTCAAAGAACCGACGGAAGCATTGAAATTAACGGAGCCGCCGATTTCGCCGTGCGATTTAACCAGCTTGAAACCATTATCGCGGCTCAAGTGCAGGATGTCGTCAACGCCAATTTGACGGCCATTCAGGGCGAGATTTCCTCCTTGGGCGGCTCCTATACGCCGACACTTTTAAACATTGATTTGACCGGAGCGCGGGTGGACTCGGTTAAATTACCAAGTTAAAAATATATCAATTAAAATTATGTCTGATAAAAGAGTGCCAGTCTTACCTGGGATGACGAAAAAGAAAGATATTATTCGAGAGCGAATATTAAGAGTTTTCAACGAATGGCATGTTAGATATAAAGAGCATCCCGAATATTTTGAAGAAGAGATAAGAGAATATGATGATTACGGGGAAGCTTGCGCGGACTACTTTATTGAGTTAATGGAGAGTATGGACGCCTCCGGATTATTGCCGAAAGTCCCGGAAAAATAAATGAAAAGGTGGAAGAAATTTAAAGAAAATGCTTTTTTTCGTTCCGACGGAGCTTACGCAGGGAAAGACCATACAAAGCGAAATAAAACTTTTATTTGCTTGGCTCCATATCTTGATCCAGATGGAACAATAATAGAATACAGAGGTTTTAAAACTATTGAAGCGGCCATGAAAAAAGCCGATTCAATATGGAGTTAGCGAGGGTTCTTCTTTTTTTGTTCATCAAAAGCGCGATCTGAATAAGAAAGCGAACTCTCGCTATAGAAATCCTGTTTTCGCAGCGCGTGCTATGGAGTTTTTTTCTTGTCATGCCGGACTTGATCCGGCATCCATTAATATTGGTTAGGTGGATGCCGGATCAAGTCCGGCATGACATAAATTTAAACCTAAGCTTGTACAGAAGGGGCGTATAAAGTTCATATGGCTAAAAGAACTTTTCAGGGTGATCCTCGTCTGGTCATGGGGCCGAACGGGACTACATTAAAATTTATCGGCGGTCAGCCTGTTATGGACGCCGGTTTGGAGAACTATATTTTGCATAGATTGGGCGTTAAAGAAGGCTGGGTTGGCAATTATCTGTTTCCCGAAACCGTTAATCAGCTTGGAACCGATTTTGAGGAAGTGACATCCGGAGCCATAACAATGAGGAAAATTACCGATATTGAAAAAGCCGGGGAAAGAGTTTTAGCGAAATTGGTTGAAACAGGTTTCGCGGAATCAATCAGCGTCGAGGTTTCTAACCCTACAGGCAATAACCTGGATATGAAGGTTGTCATAAAGCGTCCTGAACAGGACGCGGAAATTTTATCCTTGAGCAGAGTTAATCTGGTTTGGTCGTCTCAACTGAACGATCCGGCGCATCTAAAGTTATAAAATGGCCTTTGAAGTAAAAACTCTTGAAGAGCTGACAGCTAAAAACCTGGCTGGTTTCGAGTCTAAATTAGGCGTTGACAGTCCGTTGAACGATGAGGCGTTTCTGCGGGTGCTGGCGGCTACTCAGGCTCTTTCCGAGTCCACTCTTTATAGATTCGGCTATGAAAGAGCTACGCAGGTTTTAGCGGCTACGGCCACTCTGGAGGGTTTGAAACTGCTGGGATTGCCCTACGGGGTTATCTACAAGGAAGCGCAATCGGCTATTCTCAATATATCACTTCCGGCCGTTGATTCAACGGTAATTCCGGACACGGTTATTTTTACCGGAGACGACAACGGCGAAAGATATTTTCCAGACAACCCCGCAACCGCTTCCGGCGGGGTTGCTCTGCTGACGGTAACGGCGGAAAATCCCGGAACGAACGCCAATCTCGCGGACGGCAAAACGCTGACTATCAATACTCAAATTCCCGGCGCGGAAACAATCGCCACCGTTGAATCAACCGATACTCTAGGCACTGAAGACGAAAACATACAGCTATTCCGGAGAAGAGTATTCAACGCCATACGCCGCAAAGCCGGCGGGGGCAACAAGGCGGACGTCCGGGAATGGGGCGAGGCCGTGCCGGGCGTGGCTGGCATTTATCCCTACACCGGGCGTCCTTTCAATGAAAGCCCTGAACTGTCCGTGCCTCCGGAAAGAACCGTTTACGTTGAGGCCACTACGGACATTGATCCGGACGGGATAGCACCAGCTCCTCTGCTGGACGATGTCAGAGACGCTTTGAAAACCGATCCTCTAACAGGGCTTGACCGTCAAAAATTGGGGATAATTGACGATTTGCTTTATATCAGGTCAATCGAGCGGATTTCATTTTTTACCGAAGTGCGGGACCTGACAACGCCGGTTGGACAAGAAACGCAGGTGCAGACGGCTGTAAACTCCGCCGTTACCGTTTATTTTGAAAGCATCAAAATGTTTATCGAGGGGCTGGACTTTGAAGGGGAACGAAATAACGAAATTACCGATTTAAAACTTTCATCAGTGATTGACGACGTTTTAACGCCAAACAGCTCTTCCGCCACCGGGGTAGGATTCGCTTTGATACCAGGGGATTTTCTCGGAAACTATATCCTGAATCCCGGACAACTGGCTAAAAACGGAGGCGTGACGTTTGCCTAATGAGCGCTGACCTGATTCTAGCCCATATAAAAAGTTTGCTTCCTCCGGGGTCTCTATATACCCTGGACGAACAAGGCGACCTTTATAAACTGTTTGAGGCTATCGCCGAAAACTATACGGATATTCATGAGTTTCTAGGTAATCTGGCTAATATCCGCGATCCTCTGAAAACTCAATTTCTGGAAGAGCTTGAAAACGAACTTGGGTTTTTGCCGGACTTCGATCTGACGGAGGACGAACGGCGGCAACAACTGGCGGCGTCAGAATATAACCGGACGGAAAACGGCGGGACTTCGGGCAATCTTGAAACTCTTTTGCGCAATGCTGGTTTTGACGTTTACGTCCATGACAATGATCCTGCGGTTGATCCGGCATTGTTTCCGGGAGATATGGTTCTGAACGGGCCTATATTCGAAATGAGTCCGGCTTATCTGGCTCAGTGCGGCGGGGCTACAACGGTTTGCGGGAATTCCAGCGCGGTTTGCGGGCGTTTTGATACTTATAACAGAAACGAGTTTTTGTTTTCCTTGCCGATTGATCCGGACACATGGCCTTTTGTTTTTTTCGTCGGGGGGCTGGCTACGCGGGACGGAAGCGGGGCTTTGACGGCGATAGCTCCGGCGGACGTTCCCTTGCAGAGAAAAGACCAGTTGCGAAGATTTATTTTACAATCGAAACCAGAGGAGACCTGGGCAATTCTGATAATCAATTACACCTAAAATGTCTAAATATTATACAGCGATTACCGGAAATA